TGTGGCGGTTTCTGATACCGCGCTGGCGTAGACAACTTGGCTGGACTCGGCGTCCGTTACTGTGGCTGTTTCGCTGACCGAGCTGGCAAAAGACTGAGCCGAGGATTCAGAATCGGTAATGGTGGCTGTTTCAGTGGTCGAGTTATCGTAGACCGATCCATTCCAAGCGGCCTGACCCCACCATCCTGATCCCCAGCCGCCTGTTGCTGACATGGGTTAAGCAGCTACTAAGTCTGCCTCTGGAAACCAAGTTTGTTGCTGATGGCCTTGAGCATCCGTCCATTGAACAAGATACAAAATGTTGCCCGACGAATCAATCGTCAAGGCTTCCACCGGCCCTTGAGGGATAGTGGCAACCAGCTTAACGGTCTCACCAACTTTGAAGTTTGCAGCCATGTTAGCTCCTTAGCAGTTGGCAGTCCAAGTGACGTTCAACACGTCGCCGCTCAAAACCGAGCGAGAAGAAGCAAAGCTACCAGCGCTGAACAGCGTACCAGTCGTGCCGCCAATGGTGTTGCTGGTAGTCAAAAACGCGCCCGCCACCGTGTTAGTAGCATTGATGTTAAACGCTGTAGCAGAAGTGGAAATAGTTCCAGTACCAGCAGAACCAGCACCGCCACCGGAAGCAGTGGCAGACCCAAAAGAAGCCGCAGGGCGTGTAGAGTTTGAATAGCCAGTGATTTCAGTCCAGCCGCTGTGCGAAGACATAGTGTCCGCAGCGTTGTAAGTAGGAGAAGTTCCGCCATTAACGAGCCCCAAGTACCAAGCAGCAGTGTAGGATGTACCAGCAAAATACTTGTTCAACAAGTCAATCTTACCGACGTTCACCACCAAGTTGGGGAAGTGTTCTTCCCATTTCAGGTTACCTTCAGAGTCGTAGCAGGTAGCGGTAAACCGACCAACGATACGCATATCTTCATCCAGACCTGAGCCCACAGTAACCGAAGCGCTGGGAGCGTCTTGGACATTCAGTTTTTCAATGTTGTTCATAAGATTCCTTATGCGCTCCGAATCAGCGCGGTTGAGTAAGTGTTAGCAGGCATGGTTACCGTAAACGTGTTGGTGCAGGTCTTGTCTGAGCCAAAATCAATCACAGCAATCGAAGCGTTGGAAGCCGTAGCATCATAAATCAAAGCACACCGTGCAGTAAAGGCTGCGGGATTCCAAACCACATTGGCAAAGTTAACGTACGCCACGCTGTTCGTCGCGTCATAGCTGATCGTCACGCCCGTCATGGTTTGACCGCCAGCGGTATAGCCTGTGCCTGATACTTCGTTGGTGCTTGAGTACGCAGTAGTGCTGGGGTTTAAATTGGCGTTGCCTGTATACAGCGCCATTTTGATGGTATCGGACGCAAGGTTGAACTGACCGTTGTACAGCCCAACCTTGAAACTCGTCGTCTGGCCTTGAAGGATTGACATTATGCGGCCTCAAAATGGTTCCACTTAGCGCGATTCAGCACTCGTGGGATAACCTGTAAATTGTTGGGGACATGGAGGCCGGACACAGTTTCACCTTGTAGTGGTACGCAGTGGTCTACTTCATACTGAATACCCAGCATTTTAGTCCGCAATGACGCAAGTGCATAGGCTTCTCGGATCAGCCACAAATCATCTTTTGTAAGCCATTTAGGTGTACGTTGCTTCTGGGCCCATTTGCGAAGTTTGGCGGCAGCTGAAGTAGCGCCGGGATTCTTTGCGGCCCATGCACGCTTCATTTCAGCTACTTTTTCTGGGTTGGCAGCACGGTATGCGCGGTCAGCGGTAATTTTAGCGGCGTGTTTAACTGGGTCATTCTTGCGCTGGGCAGCCACCTTAGCGTTACTTTTACGGTAGTTTGCGGCTCGTTTTTCTGGATCGGCTGCGCGATATTTGCGTGTTTGTTCCCGAGAGCATTCCACACAAGCGCCACTTACACGTCGATGCCCCTCTAGCTCTGGATGCTTTTTGCAGAGGGAACCGTAGCAGGTAGGAAGGCCTAACTGTTTGGCTTCTTGACGTGTGTACCGGATCATGTGACTTTTTGACGGTATTGGCCTGAGCGGAATGCGTCCTGTTTTTCGAGGCCGTCGCCCAGACGTTTGGCTTGTGCAAGCGCTTCGTTGTACTTGGTGTTGTACAACTGAACCAAATCTTGTTCGCCCTTCATGAAGGTAATAGCTTCAACCAAAGCGCCATACAGCAATGCTGCATCGTAGTTGTCGCCAAGCCATGTCATGCCATTGGTCTGATTCAGGCTTGCAGCATTGGGGACCGTCACCGCAAAACCTGCACCAGTAGTCAGGCTAATAGACAATGAATCTCCAACAGCATAACCAGATCCACCAGTTTCCAAACTCACGCTGGTAACGTTACCACTTGAATTAACAACAATGTTGGCCGTTGCACCAGAACCGGTCCCGCCGGTCAAAGCCTGGTTGTAATAAGTTCCAGCAGGATAGCCCGAACCAGCAGTGAACGAACTGTTCAAGCTGGTAATAATTCCAGGGATGATCGATGGCGGATAGAAGAAGTAGTGTAGTTCCACACCGTAGTTCTGATCTGGCGTAGGACCCATCATGAACGACAACTCATTAGGCAGGGCAGACTGGGGGCCGAAGATAGCGTAGTGTGTGGGGAACCCCGACACCGACGGGTAAGGAAACGCTTCGCGGATGAAGTTAACATCCTTGTTTAGCAGGTACTGATACGCGCCTTGGAAGGCCACAGTACCGGAAACAGTTCCAGTATTTACCACACTCAGCGTAATGCTTGTGCCGTTAATGCCGTAAACAATCGCTCCAGCGCCAATACCTGTGCCAGTCACATTCTGGCCAATCGACACGCCGGTAACGCTGGATACCGTGATGACGTTCGTGCCAGAGGTCCCAGTAGCAGTCGTGCTAAACGTGGAATACGCAGCCAGCGAATAGGTAGACAAATAGTCTGCTGGGGCGGACAGGTAGGGGTTGGACGAACTTACTGTGCCGGTGACATTTTTACGCAGCGAAGGAAACTGAATGTCGTTGTAGATTCGCTGCTCTGCCTGCTCGATAAACGTGTTTATGTCTACCGTCGAAAAGGTATTTTCGGTGTAGTCTTGAACAGCAGTTACGAGCTGGTAGTAGTTCATGCCATCGGGCCTCGGGCAAAGATACCCTTGGTAGCTGCACCAGTGCCGCGAATCTTGATGCCGGAAGTTTTAATGCCGCCAGGACCAGGATCGCCCATGCTAACGCGAGGAACGTTAGGATTGGATGGCCCCAAAGCCTGCGCTTTCAACGTATTGGGATCGGGCACATCATTACGATAGCCGTCCAATTCATTGATGGTCAAAGCTTTACCATTCATTTTGTGGGGCTTAGCGTACTCTTCTGCAGAGCCCACTTCCTTGCCCATTTTTTTGTGAGAGAACTTGGCCATTATTTGCTCCCAGATTTTTGGTTGTGAGCGCGAGCCAGGTTACGACCAACAGCACGCATGGCTTGACCAGTTACGCCACCTTTTTTCAAAGTGATCTTTGTGCCTTTGCCGCCTTTGTGCTCTTGCTTGTCGTGCTCTTTGAACGCCTTTTTAATCAAAGCAACGTCCTGCTTTTTGTCTTCAGCCATCTCTTTTCGAGACTCGGCTTTAGATTCTTCCATCATTTTCTTAGCCATGTTCTACTCCTAAGTAGTCGTAATCGTAATCGTACCAACACTTGTCACTGTTGCCAAGTAATTTGGCGTCAATGCGTTATCAAATAATCTTGATCCACCAATCGGGTTCCATCCCCACTGGATATCCCGAGAGCCGCCCGATGTATATCCCTGTGCATCCAAGCCCGAAGCATAGTAGCTCCGGTCAGGCCGAGGATTACGCAAACCCTGCGGATCGTCAACAGGAAACTCGCCTAAGTGTAACTGCGGCTGGTCCGGATCGAAGCATGTTGGACAAACCAGCAACTCGTAGTTCTTGCCCTTGATAACCTCACGGCGAAGAACTTTTAACGGGTAGCGAAAATCACACCGATCGCACTCGGCAATCGCGTTCTTACCGGATGCGAACCTATTACCCATTAGTAGCTATTCCCAATGTACATCTGGCGGGGGACAAATCGAACCGCAGCTTTTTCGCGGTCTTCGTCCGATGCCAACTGCCAAGCCTCATCGTATTGCGCTTTAAGGACCTGCAGGCGAGCCTGGGTGTCCGGCGCGGGTGGAAGCTTCAGAATCAAATAATAAGCCAATCCAGCCACCATAGCAGGCAGAAACCGGAACGGGATGTCCATGACGTTAACACCGTTACCGGCGTCTTGTGTACGACGCAAACGCCAATAGGCAAACTGGTACTGCTGCGCCCCGTCTGGAATAGGCCACACCGTCACTGAGGGCAGGTATTGGATACTCACTGGAGCGGCCACAGCGTGTGAGGCGGCGGTGGTGTTGTTCTGACCACGGGCGCAGGTGTTAATTGTGTTGCCCGAGATGTACTGATAAAAAATAACTTCACTGTCAATCAGCACAAAGCCGTAGGCGGGTAGGCCGACAGTCGATGTCAGCGTAATGGTTGTGTCAGTAGCTGATGCTGCACTGGCAACAGTGATCGTGGTTGGACTCTGCTGGGCGTCTTGACGGTTAACCAATACCTGAATAGGACGAGCCTGTTGCAACTTGTTGGGCAACGTAGCATAGGTCGAGACGCTGATACGCGTAATAGTCAAGTCAGCCTGATTACTGGTGTTGTTAGCCTGCGTACGAATAACGTGCTCAAGCAGGTCAACAGTATCAGAAGGCAATGCATAGGTAGACTGCCCTTGGACCAGGGTAATCACGCCTTGGTCCATTGTCCACATGTTGATGCCACGGTTAGCCCAGTCGGCGAACATCAGGTTCAACGAACGTCGAGCAGTACGCAAATCGTAACCAGACCGCAGCTCAGAGCCAGCACGCTCAAAAGCTTCCTCAATGATCTCGGTCAATTGAGGGTTGTAGACTGCTCCGCCTGACGTGACAAGGTTAGCCATAGTAGTAGTTCCTTAGCAGGTCAATTATCCCACCAACATAGTAGTGATGACCAGTCAAACCCCCAGCGGCATCTTCTTCGACATCAAAGTGGGCCTTGTTGTGCGATAAAAAACCTTCAGTCAGGTAGGTATGCGCATCTTCCACGGTAATCTTGATGATCTCACCAATGCCGTCTTCTTTGGTGCTGCACACAACTGCAAACGTCCCACCTGGTTCTGTGATCTTGTCGCCAGATTTTAAATGCTGCAGCTCAACCCAACCGCGATCTTCGGTGTGCAAGGGGTGTGTAAATGTACCAACAAACTGACGGCCATCTTCAAAGTCCACTTTCCAACGCAGATCTGATCCGGGTTTGACGGCGATCACTGGGTAGTTACTCCAGACATCTTTGCTCTCATGCCGGGTGTAAACCATCATGCCGACTTTAATGTCTTTGGCTTCTATTTGACTTCCATCGGATAACATAATCTTTATCCAAGGAGCCGGGCAAGAATCCCCACCACCTGAACCAACCCCCGGAGCAAAGCCGCCATTTTCAAACGGTCCAGAGCTGTAGTTGTAACCCGTTAAAGATGAATCAATTGGCTGAACGTATGGATTTACAACAGTATTATCCACTTGGGGTGCTGCAGCATTTAATGCGTCGGCCTGAGCTTGAGCAGCTGCTGCGGCTTGTGCCTGAGCTTGTGCATCTGCCTGCGCCTGCGCCTGAGCGGCAGCTTGAGCTTGTGCTGCAGCAGCGGCCTGTGCCTGTGCATCAGCTTGAGCCTGGGCTGCAGCCTGCGCTTGAGCATCTGGTGCTATAGGGGCTGGTGCTGGATTATTGACCGCATCCAATGGAGGCGTCAAAGATGCGATTCCAGTATTGGTGGAATCAGGTGTCGGTGTTGGAGCCGGTGCTGGGTTAACAGGCGTATCAATTGACTGAGTTACTGGTGCATTAGTAGCATCCAAAGCTGGAGTCAACGATGCAATACCAGAAGTCAAGTCGGGCATCGGTTCAGGCGTGTAACTCTGAGGCTCTGTTGGTTGAATAGGCTCTGGCGTCGCAATCGGAGGAGGCGTATACGTAGATGTGCTATCTTGCGCAGGCACAGAAATCTCTACCGTACCTGTCTTCTCAGTAGGCGTGTCATTTGTTACGACTGGCGTTTGCTCAACCGGTAGATTGTTATACGTTACCGGAGTTTGGTCGTCCCCACCGTCTATCGGTGTAATCGTAACGCTTGGTGTTTTTTCAGGAGGAGTCTCTGGAACTGTTACATCAAGCGGAGGCATCGGCTCAGGCGTATAAGGCTGAGGTGCAGTAGGCTCAATTACTGGTGTCGGTTGAATGGGCTGCGTAGTTGTATCTTGTGCAGAAGTATCTGGCACCACTACGTTCTGGCTATTGCTGCCGCCACCACCGCCTGCCGCTGCAGGGGCCGTAGCCGGAGTCCAGTTAAACGTTGGATTGGCCTGTATCCCGTTGGTGCCCTGAGCGGTATAAGTCCAATCTTGGTTTCCAGCGTTACCAATACCCCAGTTGTTGGTAATATTACCAGCGATGTTTTGGGCAAGTGCAGCTATTCCGCCGTCATCAAAACGCTGAACTGCTCCGCCATGAGCCAAAGCAATAACGCCGCCGTGGGCCATTGTAATCGTGCCCGAGCTTCCGTCTACAGACTTCTGAGTATCCATTAGGGCACCGGGTTGATAAAAACCGGGCTGATTCTCCTCATGGGCAAACGAAGCCCGCATATTATCGGGCTGCTGGTTTACTCCTTGTAAGTCATAAGCAAGCGGATTTTGTTGTGGTGTTTGGATAAGGGTGGGGTCTTGCTGTTGTGGGCCTAAGCCTGCGTTGTAATTTGGGTCTGATGGTGGGGGAGGAGCCATTGGAATCTGTTGCATAACCAACGTTGACTCACTACTTCCCATGTTCTGATTGAAGTTGCTGTAATTGTTACCAGCAAGGTTATTGAGTCCACCAGACTGACCATAACCGCCTTGGTTTTGCCACGGATTGTTAGCGCCCCAGATATCGTTTTGACCGTTGCCGTTCGTTCCTTGATTGACGTTGTTGGAACTATTACCATTCATGTTTCCAAAGCCGCCGAACTGACCAAACCCACCGCCGCCCTGAGGGCCAAACTGCGGCTGCTGCCCTGGCATCATCTGAGGGCCGCCTACACCACCACCGTATCCAGAACCCTGAGCATAAGGATTCTGTGGTTGCTGATTGCCAAAACCAAACCCACCACCGAACCCGCCGCCATAGCCCTGACTACCCATAGCAGAGGCGTTATTATTACCACCTCCACCATTGATGCTGCCAATATGACCTGCTACTTGCTGGAAATCCTGCTGTAGCGCGGCAAGCGGGTTGTTGTTCATTTACGCAGACCCTTCAAGGTCTCGGCCAATCGAGCACGCTGACCCAGCTTACCAGGCGCTTTGGCAGCCTTTGCAAGCTTCTTGGCGGGGATAGTCTTACCCTCTTTAACACCAAGCTCTTTACGCAGTGCGCCGGGCTTCTTTACGGCCTCAGCGATCCAGTTTTTCTTGGTAGCCATCACTTGCTCCTAGCGGCGCGGATATTGTCAATCAAGTTAGGGTAAGGACGACCAGCCGCCTTAGCCGCAGCCTTGGCCTTTGTTTTCTTTGCCGTAGACAGAGCCTTTGGTTTGCCTAAACCCTTGGGTCTGGCCTTATCCCAAATCTCGCCACCCTTGGCATAAACCTCAACACGGTTCGGATCATCCTTACGAATGATCGTCTTCTTACCGGGCATTTTAGACGGAGCAATAGCCCCCATACCGCGTGAAGCCATCATAGATCACCTTAGCAGAAAGTGCCTTTGGTAAGGCCACGTTTGGCAATACCATCAGCGCGAGCGGAAGCAGTACCACCTTTAGCCATTTTCTTGGTCTTGCCGCCCTTCTTCATCGAAGTAGGAGCAGGAGCAGGAGCGCCACCCATAGCACCCATAGGGCCGGGCATAGCAGGAGAAGCAGGGCCACCAGGAGCGCCAGCAACAGGAGCACCACCCATACGAGCACGTGCAGCCAAAGCGGCCAAGACTTGGGGATTCATTTGTTTACGCATAGTAGCCATGATAGCTCCTTATTTACGGGTCATTCCGCCACCGCACATAGCTTCCACATGCTCGTGGTGCAGCTTGTGGCCAGCAGCGTGTTCTTTGAAATGGTGGTGGTGGGGCTTGTGGCCGTCGCCGCCATAATGTTTCTCAACATGATGCACGTTGTGATGGTGCTTAGGAGTTTCTTCCTTCATGTTTTTCATGTCTTCGTGTTTCATGTCAGCTCCTTACTTGCGTTTAGCTGCGCCACCGCGCTTCATGCCGGTAGTAGAACCAGCCATCTTGGGTTCCATAGCGCGGGTACGCCCACGCTCTTGGATGCTATGCTCGCCGTGAGCACGTTTACCGCCTTCGGTAACTTTGCCCATTTTGGCAGTAGTCATGCCCTTGCTTTGGTCCTTGGTTTCCATACCAATGGTATCTCCACCCATAGCCATTTGCAAATGATGATGGGCCATCGCCATGTGATGCGCCTTAGTTAATTTAGCCATATCGCCACCTCTTGAGAATTTACGGCCTTTGTCGGCCTCGTTAAAGTCTTTTCCCACAGACTGTGGGATACCCACCTTCCGAGCAAATGATGGCGAATGGGCCACCGCGCTCATTAGATTATGTTGTGCCTTGCTCTTGCTTGGCATCACTTTGCCCCTTGCTGAAGTAGCTGGTCAATTTTGTTTTCCAGCTTGTTAAAGCGAGAGTCAATGTGTTCAGTAATTTTGTTAAGCTCATCATTGGTTACATACCCCTTTGCGATTTCCTCGCGTGTACGGTTGAGCAGAATCTCAATCCGCTTGAGATCATTAGACTTCTCTTTCAAGAAAAAGGCAACCATCCCCAGAATCAGGGATAGTCCGCCCGACCAGATCATGTTTCCATCCATCTCAGCACTTCCATGCCCGCAGGCTTTTATTGATCCGGCTGTCAGGGTCCTTAGCAGTCTTCTCGCTAGTCAGCTTTTTCTTCATGCCTTCCATGCGAGCGCAGAATGAGTCTTTGCGCGCTCCGCCTTTTGGTTGCGGAGGCTTCAGATTCATCCCTTGCTTTTTGGCGGAAGCTCGCCCCTTGGCGTTTAAACCACCATTCGGGTTCTTTCCTTCTTTCCTCTGCCATGCCGGAGTCTTAGCCATGATTAGCTCACGGAGTTAGCAATCAACTTACCGGTGACAATAATTCCCACAGCATAAGTGCTTGCACTTGTCTTCAATTGCCATTGAATGTCAGTTTTTTCAGCATAAGCAAATGGGTCTGCTACTCGGCTGGCGGTGTAAATTGAAGTAAACGGTTGTTGCAACACCAAGGATTGAACGCCGGTGCTGTTGTTAGTCGCTTGCACTTGGTATGTAAGGTAGTTACCGCTGGTGTAGCTGTTTGACGTATTGGCCTCAACCCAGTCCAAGTAGAACGTATTGTTCGCCGGGACTGTATAAATAGTTGACTGAGACTTGCCAACAGCAGCATTGATTTGCGCCAAAGTATTGGAGCTTTGCTTTGCGGTAATTGTTCCAACGTTCGACACTTGGCCAGATGCTACGCCAACCATTTGTAGGCTGTTCACACGGAAGTAGCTTTTGGTTGTGGTAACACCACTTGTACCGTTCAGAGTTAAAACTTCTGATACGGGGTTA